TCCATGAACCAAAGAGAAGGCGATGTCTCTCTGGATTGTATGGTGAATTTCAATTATGATTATTTTAGAGTAGAAGATATATGAAAATATGTTGGGATAATATAGAAAATATAAAGTTTACTAAAAATGGTTGTTTTTATGACGTTATAAAAAATCAATCATATAGATATGTTGAATCATGTAAGATATGTAGTGAGCCATTTTTAGCTATACGAAAAACGGGTTTATACTGCAGTAACTCATGTGCAAGAAGTGGTTCAAATATTGGAGAAAATAATCCCATGTATGGTATGACTGGTGAAAAAAATCCCATGTATGGTAAAAAACACTCTAAAGAAACGCGAAGAAAAATAAGTGAAGCAGTAAGTGGTGAAAAATCTCCTTGGTTTTGTAAGCATCACTCTGAAGAAACCAAAAGAAAAATAAGTGAGTCTAATAAAGGTAAAATTGTTTCCAAAGAAACTAGAAGAAGAATAAGCGAATCATTGAGTGGTGAAAATAATCCTATGTATGGAAAACACCTTTCTGATGAAACTAGAAGAAAGATGAGTATCGCACAAAGAGGTAAGAATCATCCCATGTATGGTAAGCATCATTCAGAAGAAGCTAAAAAGAAAATGAGAGAAGCAAATAGTGGTAAAAATAGCTATAACTGGAAGGGTGGATATTCTTCTAATAATATCCCAGTATACGATTTATATGCTCATCAAATTGACTGGTGTGAGAGTGTTAGAAGAAGTAAGTCTGACAGAAATATTCTAGAAGTCAAATGTGCTTATTGTGGTAAGTGGTATGTGCCTACGATATTTAATATAAATAGTAGAAAACATGCAGCAGAGGGTAATAAAAATTATTTAGGCGAACAAAGGCTTTATTGTTCTGATGGATGCAAACAAGAGTGCCCAACATATAGAAAACAAAAATGGCCTAAAGGGTTTAGGATATCAACATCAAGAGAAGTACAGCCTGAGTTAAGGCAAATGGTTTTGGAGCGAGACAATTATGAATGTCAAAAGTGTGGCTCAACAGAATGTTTACATTGTCACCATTTAAAAGGCATACATTGGGAGCCTTTAGAATCAGCAGATGTTGATATGTGTATGACGCTTTGTAAGAGTTGCCATATTAAAGAGCATAAAAAGCCTGGTAACACATATCATGATATGAGATGTGCAGCATAAATAGAAATAGAAATAAGAATAAATGATTCTTTTATATAAATATATATAAATAGAATATAAGAAAAAGCTTTTTCTTATATAAATAATATAAGGAAAATAATACAAAGGAGAAAGAGATATGACATTATATATTTCACCATTAGTTGATGTAAATGAAATAGATTTAACTACTACAATACCAGCCGTTGCCACAAGCGTTGGTGTTACAGTACTTAGGAATACATGGAAAGGCCCAGAGAAAAAACAAACATTAGTAACAACGTTAGATGAATTGGTTGAGACATTTGGAATGCCAACATTGACAGAATATGAAGATATTTTATCCGCTGCTGGTTTTCTACAATATGGTTCAGTTTTATATTGTACAAGAGTTATGCCATCAGGGGCAACATTTGCTGGTGTATATGGAACACCTGCTGCTTCTGGAACATTTACAGCATATACAACAGCATCATCTGGTGCGTATGTGTTGAGTGATTTTGCATCAGAAGATCCAGATGAGTTTGGAGATGAATCGGTTGTATTTGATTCTGGAAGATCCGATTATGGCTCTATGATGTCAATTATAGCAAGAAGCAGAGGAACATGGGGTGGATTTACAAAGGTAGCTCTTGTTGGTAGAGATACATTTAATAGTGTAAGAGCAGGAGCTTTGACATATACACAAATTGGTATATCAAGTGATTTATATGATGATATTGATGACAGCGCGGATGTATTGTTTGATTCTGATTATCAATTCCTTTTGATAGTAAAAGCAACAAAACAATCTTTGATAAATACAGCATCGCCTACATATAGTGTTGTGGAAAGCTTTCTTGTTTCTACAAATACTTCAGAAATGGATGATGAAGGCCAAAGTCTTTATTGTGAGTCTTTGATAAACGCTCAATCACAATATATTAGAATAGCATTGGCTACATCACATAAAAATACAGACTATTCAGAATTTTTTACAACTGATTATGTTTCATTGGATGGTGATAGTAATGGTAGTACAATAACAGATAGTGATATAACAGCTGCATTTGATTTATATCAAAATCCAGAAGAAATTGATGTGAATATTCTTATAGATTCAAATAAATCAACAACTGTGAAAACATATCTAGATACAATGTGTAATGCAAGAAAAGACTGTATGGCTGTGTTGGATGTTTCTAAATCATTGGTTGTAAATAATAGAGGAAGCGAAACAACAGATTGTAGAGATTTTCGTTTAGGATTACATTCTACATATAATTTGAATTTGAATTCAAGTTATTCGGCTATATATGCTAACTGGCTTAATGTTTATGATAAATGGAATAATGTTTATCGTTGGATTCCTGCTTCTGGTCACGTAGCCGGAATTTATGCCAATACAGATAATGTTAGTGATCCGTGGTTTGCTCCTGCAGGTTTGAACAGAGCTATTATATCAAGTGTAAGAAAACTTGCTTGGAACCCAACAAAGGGGCAAAGAGATGTTCTTTATAAAAACGGAATGAACGCAATTGTATCTTTTGCTGGTCAAGGAAAGGTTGTTTGGGGTCAAAAAAATATGTTGGATAAATCTTCAGCATTCAATAGAGTAAATGTAAGAAGATTGTTCATTATTTTGGCTAAATCAATTTCAACAGCATTGAAGTATTTCTTGTTTGAGCCTAATGATGGTTTTACAAGAATTCAAATTATCAACTTGATTGAGCCATTTTTGAGAGATGTTAAGGCTAGACGAGGCGTGTATGATTACATGGTTGTATGTGATGATAGAAATAATACTTCTGAAAGGATTGCTAGAAATGAACTATGGTGTGATATTTATATCAAACCAACGATAGCCGCTGAATATATTGTACTTAACCTAGTAGCTACTAAAACTGGTGCAAGCTTTACAGAGCTTGTTTCTTCATCAACATAATTTAAAGGGAGTAAAAATAAATGAATAAAAAAGTAAGGCTGATAACAGAGACATCATATAATTTTGAGCTTGTAGAAGATTCTAAATCTAAGGATCTTTATATTGCTGGTATTTTTTCCAGTGCTGATATTGTGAATTCAAACAATCGTAAATATAAGAAACCTATATTAGAGCGCGAGGTCAATAAGATTTCCGAAAAACTCAATAAGAAATCTCTTTGGGGAGAACTTGGGCATCCGAATATGCCAGAAGTAAACCCTGATAGAATTGCCATACTCACAACTCAATTGGAATGGAAAGAAAATAATCTTTTTGGAAAAGCTAAAATTCTTGAAACTCCTATGGGTAATATAGCAAAGACATTAATAAGAGAAGGAAATATGGGTATTAGTTCTAGAGGTCTCGGAACTGTTGATGAGGATGGTTTTGTAAATGAAGACTTTCAATTGATCACCTGGGACATGGTTACGGACCCAAGTAACAGTCCGTCATGGGTTTCAGGTATTTACGAGGGACAAACTTTTGACGATTATTTTAAAAAAGAACCTACAATAGAAGACGCTAAAGAATATCTAAAGAGAAAAATTTGGCAAGTAATAGAAGATATAGATAAGAATCTTTAATTTTCAAAATACTTGGTATTATTGCATTACAGAACATTTATATCATAAATATCATATGCATATAAATAATATAAAAGAGAGTATAACTCTAAAATAAATAGGAGGATGAAAATATGGATAAACTTCTTGAAATGTTGGGTGCTAACAAGTTAGATGAGTCAACACAAACTCAGATTAAAGAAAGACTTGAAACACTCGTTGAGGTAAAAGCTCAAGAAAAAGTCAACAGTATTTTGAAAGAGGAAAAAGATAAACTGGTAGAATCATATGAAGGCAAATTTGAAGAGTATAAAGAAGAAATTACTGGCAAATTTTCAAATTTTGTAGATTCTGTACTTGATGAAGAGCTTACGATTCCTGATAAAGTTATTGAATTTGCAAAAAAAGGTGAGCTTTATCATGATTTGATTGAACAGTTTAAAATTCGTCTGAGTGTTGATGAAGGTCTTCTGGATGAAGAAGTAAAAGGTATTCTGAAAGAAGCAAAAGAAGAAATTCTTAAATTACGAACAGATTTGAACAAACAAATTGATGAGAATCTTGAAGTTCGTAAAGATGCACAAGAATTGGCTTCTGAGATCTATCTGAGAAGGAAATGTGATGGACTTACAG